ACATGTATTTTTGCATGCATGTATTGTGCATGCTTGCATCATTGTGGTAAATTCCGCCTTATGCATAAATGCATGCATGCACACATGGGGCGTTTTATGAACGATATGCTAAAGCTACGGATGCCAATTAAGGCTTCACATGTTGATGTAGACAGTGAAGGCCGTCATTGCATCTTTGGTTTTAACTTACTCGATCTTGACTTACCGCGTGTAGAAGCTCGATGCGTTTTTAAGGATGAAGAGGGGAACGTGGTCAACCAAGTCCTGAACCATCCTTATGTATGAGTTATGGGATTTTTGTTTGATTGGCAAAATATTACATTCGAGCATTGGTTTTTACTTGCTTGCTTTTCTATGCCTTTTGCTCTTTTTTTGTTTATTTATCTGGATCGTGATCACAATAATTATTAGGCTGAGATTTCGTATAATGTGTCCTGATTATGTTACTAAGCCCCAGTGAGAAAATATGCTTTCCTCACGGGGCTTTTTAACATCAATCTGCATTATACGACATCGAGGATTCTGTGATTGAGGGAGGGAGGAGGAACGTTCGACCGACCGATTGAGCAGAATCATAGGGGAGTCCACGTCTCTAGAGTGGACTTAAGGCTCGAAAATGAGCTTTTTCACCTCAATTTATTTGGGTATTGTCAGTTTCCCGCTGTTTGTAACTTCAATATGGTCTAAACCTTCTTCAATTAGAATGTGAACTAATTCACTGTCTCTTACTGGTTGTTGACCTTTACTAATTAGAGCTTTGTTTAATTCGACAGCCTTTTTTCTTAGTAGTTCTTGTTCCTTGTCGTTCAATCTTACGCTCTGAACCATTTCAATAAATTCCAATGTTGCACATGTAGAAAATGATACATGTATTTTTGCATGCATGTATTGTGCATGCTTGCATCATTGTGGTAAATTCCGCCTTATGCATAAATGCATGCATGCACACATGGGGCGTTTTATGAACGATATGCTAAAGCTACGGATGCCAATTAAGGCTTCACATGTTGATGTAGACAGTGAAGGCCGTCATTGCATCTTTGGTTTTAACTTACTCGATCTTGACTTACCGCGTGTAGAAGCTCGATGCGTTTTTAAGGATGAAGAGGGGAACGTGGTCAACCAAGTCCTGAACCATCCTTATGATCGATTACCAACGTCATTCACCAAGATGGCTTGGAAATTTCATCATGAAGGTAAGTTATGGCCACATGTTGAATTGAAAGCTTCACCTGCAAAGATATTGCAGGGGCATAACGTTTATGGAACGGACTGGATAGAGGAAGGGGCTATGGAAATGCTTGGTCATTTCGCACAGGCTCAACCGACTTTATACGGCATGCTTGAAATTGGTGAAACTGAGGTCATGCAGATTGACGTTACTTATCACGCACGTTTACGTGATGATCGGGAAGTTGAACGCGCATTAGATTTCTTGCGGAATATCTCCACACAACACATTCGCAAATCAAGTAAAGCTGCCATCTATAAAAATACTGTCTATTTCGGCTCTGAACGTTGCAAGCGTTTCGCTCGTAAAGTTTACGGTAAATCATGTGAGTTTCAGGCTCAACTTATAGAACAAACTAAGCTAGCAAAGTCGAATGATAAAGCTGCTCAAGCTGTTGTAAAAGTAATGTCTGATCCTGACTTGATTACATTTACTCAAGGGCTTTTACGCTTTGAAACTGGTGTCAAAGCCTACGTACTTAAAGAACGCAATATACCAACTAATTTATTTCAGTTAATTCGCTACCAACGTCAAAACCCAAACTTTCTACGCAATTTATGGACTAGTGCAAATAGAGAACTATTTGAAGCTCTCAAGGGGCAAAATGTGAAACTTACCGATGATGATTCTATTTACAACAAGATACTTTCTGAGTTGCAACTGGCGAATTCTAAAGATTCAATTTCTGCTTCTGTTGCTGATACTGTTTTTAAATTTTACAGAGATTTAGAGAATGTAGGTTGTACAACGCTACAAACTCAAATGGGTGATGAGAAGTTCTTTCGTAATTTCTCAAATTTGCTTAAGTGTGGATTTGCTAAGAATTATTTAGTCCGTTTGCATGTTAATCCGCTTGAAAATATGGATCATTTATCGGCTTATAACTTTGTATTTCGAGAGTTTAAAAAGGTCGTTAAGGCTGGTTCAGCTTCAGCTACACAAGCTCGTAATTTGCATACGTTCTATAAAGAATTGCGTGACTATGGTTATGACACTGTTCGTAATGAGTACAGTTCTGCTCAATTTAAAAAGCGTATTGCATCCTTAAGAAGCTGCGGTTTCTCAAAAGGTGAACTTCAAAACCTTCATTCTCAAACATCCAACAATATTATTCCATTTATCAAATATGTAGAAATCAACTTCGATCAACAAGTGCCTGAAAACTTCATCGAACCTAAATCTTCATTCAACCTCAAAATAGCCTAAGAGGAATTAACTATGTCTCAATTTATCTTTAAAGCCAAACTTATCAATGTTGAAACTGGTGTAAACAAGGACGCTCAGTTGACCATGCGACTTGTATTTGCATCACAACGCTATGACAAAGGTCTAGAACAGATCGTTCCATGTTCTCAAGGCGTAAAAGTCATTGAAGATCATCATCACATGAAAGATTTTTATCTGTCTTACAAAGGTCGTAAGATTTATCTGCCAATCGAAATGACTTCGATGGAGCGCAATATCTACTATAAAACGACTGGCGACGGTAAGCCGTTAATGCTTGAAGAAAAGAAAGCTGTAGAACAGCAAGTAGCTAAGACGGCATAACTTTATAGTTATCAAAGGCTTATCTATAGAACATTTCGTATAATGTGTCCTGATTATGTTACTAAACCCCATGAGATAATTTCCACTCATGGGGTTTTTTAACATCAATCTGCATTATACGAATATCGAAGGATTCAGCGGTGAGGGCGGGAGTAGGAGCTCCGACGCCCGACTAACCGATCCGCTGAATAATCTGAGAATTTGAGAAGGGCACACTACTGTCTAATAGTGTGCCTGACTCCTCGAAGTTTTTTTCAATTTGCTCTATGAGCTATATATAACGGAGCTTTCAGAGGAAATGATAAACTTTATCATTTATTCTGAAATTTGATTATATTTTGTTCTTTTCCGTTCGCATTACCCAGTATTTCTTTCATGTTGTACTTGCTTTTGGGTGGTTCGTATCCTTCAGGTACTTGGTCATTTAGATCAAATACAAGTTCTACATATGTAACTTGTGTATTTTCAATTCTAGGAGGTTGTTTTTTATGTTCCTCTTTTATGAATTCTTCTGTTATTCCGCATTTTTCTAGATCTCGTATATATTTTTTGAAATTGTTGATTCTTTCTAGTTTTTTTGATTTTTCTATGCCATCTCCAATAGTACGCAATAGAAAGAAGTATATATTTCTACTTCTAACTTTTGATACTTTCCCTGATGGCGTTATTTTATCAAATACTTTTGATATTTCTTCATACAACTCGTCGTACATCTCTCTAGCCATTTTTATTCATCTTTTCCTAAAAATTTACGTCTGTACTCTAAGACTTCATCAGCGCTTAAATCTTTTAGATGGTGATAAATAAGGGCATTGATCACATCCGTATCTTGTATTTCTAGACGCAATTTATATTTTATTTCCCATTTCATATTTTCAACTTTATCCATTAGCTCTACTTGAATCCTTTTCTGTACTGATGCCATGAGTAGTTCCTGTGTCATTGATTCACTGATTCATAATTATATATCTTGTTGCAATGACACATTGTGTCATGGTGTCTTTTTGTCATTGTTGATTCAGTGTGTCACTGTGTCTATCACTTGGTATATAACAATGCATAAACAAGACGAACTTTTAAAAAATTCTGATAGTTCATTTGAGCTATTGGACTTTTCTGTTCTTGATGATTTGAAGAAGAAGTCTAAAAAATCAAATCGTTTTATTACTTGTTCTATTTGCAATAAAACCATTACTAAAAACAGTATGGTTCGTCATTTCTTCGTTTTTCATTCAGGTGATTAATATGCTTGATTTTGAACGACTCATGATTCCAATCATCCCAACACATGTATGTAATCTCGATAATCGCTATTGGTTCAATGGCGATATTCGTGATTATGGTGTGCCTGCTGCGACTCGACATGTTTCTAAAGATGATGACGGTAAAACAATAACAGGGGAGTTGTATCACCCATATGAACAGATTCATTCAGATTTTACTGATATGGCAATGAAGTTCTATACAAGTACAACAAATACACCGCCATACGTTGAGATTAAAGGTTCACCGCTTAAATTGTTGCAAGGCCATAATGTTTATGGCTTTGACTGTCTTGAGTTAGGTACGTATCACATGGTTGGTATGTTGCTTGAAGCATTTCCTAAACTTGCTCCAATTCTTGATTTGCCAAATACACAACTATCTTGTCTTGATACAACTCAAATTATTCGTTTACCACATCAGAATATGGTTCAACCTGTTTTGGACTATATGTCTAATCTTGCATCTGGTCATCGTAAAGCTAGAGAAGTTAAATATCACAACTATATTTCTTGGGGTAATGATTTAGCCAGCGTTCGCCCAAAGGCTTATGGCAAATTTGAGGAAGTAAAAAGCCAACTCAATAAAATTCAAAAACAAGCAGACAAGGGCTGTATGAGGTCTAAAACACTTGTGATGGCTATGCATGATGTTTTGCCGTTTGCAAATGCTGTTTTACGTCTTGAAGCACGTATTTCTAAAGATTATTTGACCAAGAATGGTTATCCATCAAACGTATGGCAACTTATTGAGTTGCAGAAACAACAGCCAGAATTATTGCTACGACTCTGGCACGTAGCTTTTGACCCGATCTTAGACACAATGAAGGGTAAATATATGAATTTCGCTAATGATGATGAGCTACTTCAAGTTCTTATGACCAATTTGGTTACTTATACCAAAAAGGGTAATCCTAGTTATGTAAAGGCTTATAACACCTTAGATTTTTATCGTTCTTTACGTGTTGATGGTTGGAAAAAAGTTAAAGCTCGTCACGCTGAATCTAGATTTTATAAGTTTATTGCATATTTAACTGATTGCGGAATAAGCAAATCACACCTGCAAAACCTACACGCAAATCCAAACGGGAAAGTCATTCCATTTGTACGTCTTTTAGAACTCAAGTTAGGCGATCAATTGCCAACTGACTATCAATTACCAGTTTCACAATACAGTCCAAAAACGGGCTTATATCTAGTGGCTTAATAAAATAGCCTAAGTTACCAATGAGGTTTTAAACAATGCAAGTTCAATTTAATACTCGTACCATTTTACCGTCTGTTTATCGTAGCGAGAAAGACGGGGTCGAAAAAGTCTATCTGTCTACAACAGTGTTTTCACCGCAACGCTACAACTTAACGCCAGCAGCAGGTGTTATGCCAGTCGAACAAATTCAAGCTGTATTAGCAGAATGCGCAGACAACGCACAAGAAGTAGAAATTCAGTTTGTAGAGCAACAAACCAAGTTTGGTGCACAGATGCAGATTTTTAGCGTTAAGCCGTTGCCGAAGAAAAACCCAACGGAATCAAAGCCTTAATATACGATATTTCGTATAATGTATATTATGTTAAATAACGTATCCAAGACTGTAGCCTTCACAACGCAGTTGTTGCTACAGCTCGAGGTCTTAAATCTTGGAAATTATATTTAAGACCTCGAGTACGTGAATGAACATAATATTCGTTATGCCGAAATCCTTCGCTATCTCATGCGCTGGATATGATGATCTAATTTGATAAACAGTAATTTCAGTTGATCTATTTCTTCGTGATTGTCTGTATCTAGCTCACAGATCTGTTCGAGATACTTCTCATTTTTCAACTAGCTCAGGTTATAATGATGGCCTCCCAAAATATGGTTGATCTATTATGAACGCCTCCAATGACCCTCTACACGGCAAAAAACTTGCTGACATTTTGGATGAATTATTGGATTACTACGGTGGCTTTGAAGGCTTAAGTCGTAAAATTGAAATTAGATGTTTTTGCATAGATCCAAGTGTTAAGTCATCATTGCGATTCTTGCGTACCACACCATGGGCACGTGAAAAAGTAGAAAGCTTATATTTGTATATCTTACGCCAAAAAGCCAAACAGAAATCGTAGCTTTCAAAACCCCAACCTCAGCATAATATTTTATACCAAATAGTAAACTAAAATTATTGAATAGCCACTGATTTTGTAGACACCTTTTAATTAGTGGTGGACTGCCACCCCTCTCCTAGAAAAATTTAGTCTATATCCCTATGGTTTATTTAAAAACTTATTTTCTATCTTTACTAGGCTGTATGATCAAAATCATACTGACACTCAACACTGTAAATTTGAGAATGAATCTGTACGTACAGATTCATTCCCTGTCGCTAAAGATATTAGAAATAGCTACATAGAGTTTATTTCTAGCTTATTCAAATTTGTCGTTAAAATTAGGCTTTACTACGGATGAACAATAATTTTTACAGCCGATTCATTATTATGAATCAGCGTTTCAAAGCCTTTAGAAACAAGATCATCTAATGCAATACGTTGGGTAATAAAAGGTTCTAGATTAATCTTACCTTGCTCAACTAAGCGGATTGTTTCCTGATGATCATTGACATAAGCAATCGTGCCACGAATATCTAGCTCTTTCATAACCACACTATGCACATTAATTGTGGCAGGATGGCTCCAAATAGAAACAATGACGACCACCCCTGTTGGTTTCATCGCTGCCACCAGTGTATCCATGACTTTATTGACACTACTACATTCAAAAGCGACATCTACACCACGGTCTTCTGTAATTTTCATCACTTCAGCGACCACATCAACTTGTGATGGGTCTAGTACATAATCTGCAACACCCGCTTCTATCGCTTTTTCTTTACGTTTTGCACTCAATTCAGTAATGATCACCGTGAGACCTTTGGCCTTTAAAATGGCTGATAAAAGTAAGCCTATAGGGCCTGCTCCACCAACCAGTGCGATATCGCCAGCTTTTGCACCACTTCGCACATAGGCATGATGACCAACGGACAAAGGTTCTATCAACGCTGCTTGATCTAAGGGAATATCATTTGAAATAGGATGTACCCAACGTCGTTGAACCGCAATTTTTTCAGAAAGACCACCACCGCGTCCGCCTAAACCAATAAAGTTCATATTTTTTGATAAATGATACTTATCATTGGGGCCAGTCGGCACATCGTCAGCAATAATGTAGGGTTCAACTACGACATGTTGCCCAATTTGGATATCATCAACACCTTCACCAACTGCATAAACCACGCCTGAAAATTCATGTCCCATTGTTACAGGTGCAGATTCTCCCGAAATTGGATGTGGATGACCACAAGGTGGAATAAAAATAGGGCCTTCCATGAATTCATGTAAATCTGTACCGCAAATACCGCACCATGCAACTTGAATTCCAACTGTGCCTGGAAGTACTTTCGGTTCAGGAATATCTTCAATCCGAATATCCCCTCGATCATAAAAACGAGCTGCTTTCAT